AGCCCGCATAAAGCTGTGCAAACCTTCCGCTCTTATATCCGGCGGTGAAGATGGCATGCTCTGCTCCGTCATAGCCTTTGCTGTGATACCAGTATATTCTGGCGAGCTCTCCCGGCGATGGCAGATGCCACTTGTGAGCCTTGAACTGGTCGGCGAGGGTGATCCCTTTCCTTGTGGTTGTCGGCTCGTAGGCGTAGCACCGTGATGCTGCCGGGTAGTAGAACTGCTGATACTTATCGGCACCAGTTGAAGCTGTGATGTCTGCAAGCAGCTGATTGAGGTGCTCCATCTCCGTCTGACTGTCAGAGGCAGCAGGGATATCCATGCCGAGCTCGTTGAGTATGGTGTCGCGGTGATTGATGAGCATCAGTGTCTCATACAGGCCGTATGGTATCTTCTCGCCCTTCTTGTACTGCATCAGGTCATCGGGGAGCTCGAAGAGGCCGAGGGTATCGTAGGCTGTGCCGGCCTTCAGGACGCGGAAGCCGTCCACCCCATTCTCAGACTCATCTCGATAGGTGGCGTCACTGATGTAGTAGTCCTGTCCTCCGAGTTCAGTCTTGTATATACTGTGCTGCGTATTGTTCGGCATCGGGGAGTCGTAGGCATCATAGCCTGACTCAAGAACGACATCGGCAACGATATATTTGTCTTCGACTCCGGAAAGGTACGGGAATAGTCCGTACGGACAGGACGGCAGGTCCTCCTTCGCAACACAGAGGCGCAGGCCTGTCTCCTTGTTGACGTAGAAACACTGCCCCATCAGTTCCTTGGTCACGTCATCCTCATCTGAGTATGTGCCGTCGTGGAAGACGAAGTCGCCGACACGTGCAGAGCGGTCGTAACACCTCAGGATCTTCGTGGCCTCGACGGTCGAGCCATCGAGGAGGGTGATCCGGCTGGTGAGGACGGTGAACGGACCGGAGCCGTCATCCAGCTCGGTGCCGAGCTTGTGCAGAAGCACAACTCCTGCAGCAGGATCTTCCATGCTCACGTATGCCGTCGATGCGACACTCCACTCTATCTTCCTGAAGTTGTTGCCGTATGCGGTGGCCACGCCTCCGGAGGTGGCAGGGGTGACGCTGTACTCGTATGTGCCGAGCTTGCGCAGCGTACCCTCTCCGGAGATGAGTGCCTTCTCTATCGCTCTGACCGGATAGGTGACTGTGAGGCCGTCGGCTCCGGTGTCGATGTCGCCCCACTTCTCCAGCATCGTCTTCTTCATGGCGAAGGTCACGGCCGACGAGCTGCCGGTCACGGCCATGCTTCCGGAGAGGGTGGAGGAGGCGACTCCAAGGAGGTACTCCAGGACTGAGGACTGGACGTTCTGCCAGGCTATCCCTGAAGCCTCGAAGGCTGCCAGAGGAGCGCCTGACGCGTAGCACTCATTCAGGAAGATCAGACTGTCGAACTTGCCGTAGTCCTTGAGCAGACGGACTTCCTGAAGGAAGGCATAGCTGTCGAGGGTCAGGGTGGCGAGGTTCCTCGTGTTCTTGAGCGTGAGTCCGGTGATCTTATCCGGGAGTCTCACCGATGTCAGAGTCTCCGACTCCGGAAGCGTCACGCCCACGATTGACGTGTTCCTGATGTCTATCTCGGTGAGTCTGGTCTGCGATGACAGCGACAGCTCGCCGCCGATCAGGGCGCACCCCTTGGCAGAGAAGCGCTTCAGATTAGGGGCTGACACCTGAAGGGATGACGGGCGGAACTGCGCAGCTGCTCCTTCCTTCGGTTCTGCGATGAACTCCACGAGCCTCTCTCCGGAGACGGTGAAGCCGTACGCGGGATTGACAGACAGGTCGGCGATGTTGCCGATGCTTCGCATGTAGTTGATGCCGGAGAGCTTGCAGGATGTATCTCCCACGATGGTGCCGATATTGAACTCGTAGCCCTCCTCTCCGTACGGATGTCCCTGTGCATCGACGCGTCGGCCACCCGGGGCGAGACGGACGTGAGGATTGACGAGAGACTGACCTGTCGCTCCGGTCGGGTAGAGCCACTGGTGCGGCTTGATGGTGAGGATCATCGGAGCGTCACCGCCTTCCACCGTCTTCATGCCTCGGATGGAGAGGGCCCCTGTAGCACTGCCGGCATCGAACTCTCCATAGGCTGCGTATGATGACATGTACACCATCCTGCGCTTGATATACTGGCGTTCAGAGGCGAGCTGTGAGCCGAGCGACTGCGTGATAGGGTTGATACCCGACGGAGCAGCGAACTCGCCCTTAGCCACGGCCAGCTGTGCATTTTCGTACCTGATCCTCGCCGTCTCATTGTAGGCTGTGGCCGGGAAGTATTCCTGAATACTGAAGAAGTACTTCTGGATGCAGCCCTCCGGAGTCTGCGGGATAGTGTTGCCGAACTTATCCTTTGCCCCGGCACCTACAAGGCTGGCCATCTGGCCGAGGATGGTCTTCATCATCTGAGGAAGGACATCGGCGTAGGCACGCTCCACGAGGTCAAAAAGGGCATTGTATTGACCCTCCCAGTAGGTGTTCCCATTGTCATCCGTGTCCCTCTCTTCGAGCCAGTAAGGCTTCAGCTGCCAGCCTGTGTTGTTAGTCTTCAGGATGGTGTCGAGGTCATCGGCATGGAGGTGTATCTTGTGGGTGGTAGGATCAAGGACGTAGTAGGTGTTCTTTGACCGGTTGTCAGTACCGGCCAGCAGCTTGATGAACATCTGGTGGAACTGAAGCGAACGCACGGAGAAGTAGTTGCCTGCCTTCGCCTTCCAGATTGCAGCGCGGGCTGCCTGGAAGTCGGCGTTCATCTCGGCCCAGAGCGAAGTGTTGGCCACCGGTGTCTCATCCATCAGGTTGACACTGCTCCATACTCCTCCGACCTTGGAAGTGCCGGCCGGCACCCATTCGAGGATGTCATTGTTGGAGGCATCCTTGCCGAGGTAATCTATGCGGAAGAGGTCGAACTGGCGGGCAGTGGCCGAGCCCTTCGTCACCCAGTGGGCGAGCTTGGTGTTGACCGTCTTGTCGGCCTTCAGGTCTTCCAGTGTGCCGTCGTAGTAGGTGATGAGGGTGTTGCAGGCGAAAGTCCAGAGCCATGCAGCCTTGTAGTACTGCACGAGATCAGCGTCAGGTACCTCGACAGTCTCGCCTCCGGCAGTCACCTCTTCGTGCACCCTACCCATGTCGAAGTCTATGTTGCCCTCGCCGTTGTACTCGAAGTACTCCTCGTCAGGGTTGTATGTCACGCGCTCATCCCATGGAACGCGGAAGTCGGTGAGCGGGAAGTTGTTGTCCGAGCCTTCCATCATGGCCATGTCCGGGAACGCCTTCTTGTCGTAGCCCCATGTCGGCTTGTCGGCCTTGCCCGGGCCGAAGGTCATGAGTCCCTGGAACACCGGCTGCGCGTCTTCAGGAGTCTGCACGAAGAAGAGGAAAGGCCTCTCGATGACTGTCACGCGTGAGTCCTCGAAGCCATTCACGCCAGGCACGGACCAGTCGGTCACGATGCGCTTGTACAGGTCGTTGTACAAGTCGCAGGCCCCCTGCTTGTGCGACTGCATACTGGAGGCGTAGTTGATCTTGCCGACCAGCTTCTTCGCCCATGGTACTCCGTCGATGAGCTGGTACTTCTGGCCGTGATCCACGCCGTCAAGGCTGACAAATGAGCCCGTGTCGCCTTTCCACTGGTACTGTGTGTTCCACTCGTAGTACAGTTTGGCCGTCGAGCCCTGACCCTTCAGGGAGAGCCCTGTGAGGTTGCCGGAGTGGGCGCGGTCGATGGATCCGTCCGCTCCTCTCATCTGGATGTACAGGTCTCCCTTCTTGTCGGTCTTGGTGTCCTCGTTATGGCCGGAGACATTGTAGCCCTTCCAGACGATGACGTTGTACTGCGCTGCTGCCTTGGCGTATGATATGGCACCATCCTGCAAGATGTCATTCTCCCTCTTGAAGAGGAGCTTCTCCGCAGCTGTCGGGAGAACGCTCACCCTGTTCTGCTGCACCTCCTGAGAGGACAGAGCCTTCTGATACACACGGATGGAATAGATGTCGATGTCCGCACCATCCTGACCGAGACGGATGCCGAGCGATGACGGTGTGCCGGCATCGTCAGCCTGCCAGAACTCGTTGTTGCGGTTGTGATCGAAGAGGAACTCCCTCTCGATGGTGCCATTGATAAAGATGCGGACATACGACACCTGCGTCTCGTTGGCTCCGGCTGCTCCGAGGTTATAGTAGCAGTTCACAGCTATATGGGTGCGCTTGCCCTCCTCCCATGCGAAGTTCTGCTGTCCGGCAGTCCTCTGTGAGCGTGTCATGAAGACACCCTCAAGCGGCCGCATCTCAAGACCGAGAGGAAGACCGTCTGCAGCAAGGTATGAGCAGACCCTGAGGATAGGGTCGTCCTCGTTGGTGACATTCCTGACAGCGATGTCGAACTCCATCGTCAGGGATGCCTTCTGATTGCCGTACTTCTGACCGGCTTCGATATATGCCTGCATGGCCTCGTAGCCAATCTCAAGAGACTGTCCGGCCAGCAGACGCAGACACCTCTGTCCGTCTGCATCCGTCACCCATCCGTCGTTCACGAAGCCCATCCCGGAGAATGTGGCCGGAACGACAGCCCCGCCCTGTGCGGCGTTCAGAATGACCGCAGGGTTCGCTTCCGTGTTGTTCCTGGTCTTCGGGTTCAGGAAGAAGTCAGCGCCCGCTGTAGGGGCAAAATTCTCCTTGTTATCGACGGCGATGGCGCGGACATCCGAACCGATGGAGGCGGCGAGCATATCCTCGCCCTCCGAAGTCACCCTCAAGTATGTGGTGATATTCTGCGACGAGTCGCCCTCGACCTCGACAGTGTTGTGCAGGGTGTACTGCACGCCCGGAGTCGCAAGGGCTGAGTACTTCAGGTAGAACTCGGTGCCGGCATAATTGCCGACAGAGAACTCAAGGGGAACAGACTCCCCGGATGGATTGTGCACCGCATACTGGAGGATGTCGCCGGTCACGAAGTTCGTCACGCTGTCGGCAATCTTCTGGAGTATCAGATATGGAGTCATGTCGTCCGGGTTGGCATTGACAAAGAACTGCGAGAAGACATGCTCCGACTGGATGGATGAGTCCACTGTCGCCTGAAGCCACGCCTCGATGGTGTGGATGCCGTGCACGGCCATGATCTTGCAGGCCTCTCCGGTGAGATCTCGCAGGGTGTAGTGGTAAGGGTTGGATGCTCCGGTATATCCGGCGATGGTGGCGTTGGTGAGGATGATTTCCCTCGTGGCCGTAGCTCCTGCCGTAGTCTTTCCGGAGATCTTCAGGTGCAGCTCCTTATCGACCGCACCGTAGAGCACATACGACAGCGTGGTGCTGGCTCCGGCACCGCCGGGCACAGCGTTCTGCCAGTTGGAGATGAACTCAACGGCCAGGCGAGTCTTCACCACTGAGGCGAAGGTCAGATATGAGGATGACACGTTCATCTCCGTGTCCGTCACCATCAGGCGGAGCTGCTGGTCTCCATCCATGAGGTACTGGCTGATGTCTATCTCCTGATATGCGTCTTCGTCGAAGAATGACATCGGAGTCACGGCCATGGTGGCCACATTCAGCCACTCAGTCTCGGCTGCTGTCTTCCTCTGGATGATGAGCACACCGTCGTGTCCGGAGTCCTCGGAGATACCGTCACGCGTATAGACGGAGGTGTACCTGAGGTGCAGCTTCACCGTGCCGTCGATGGAGATGATGTTCGTGCGGTTGTCGGTGGTCTGGAGTCTGACGGTCGGCAGGTCACTGTCGGAGAGGATTGTCATCCTGACCACTCCATTCGCATCAGGCTTGTACTCCACATTGTTGCGGATGATCTTCTTGATGCCGCCCTGACATTCGCGTAGAGCGGAGAGGATAAGGTTGAACTCTTCAGCGGAGAGCTGGCCCTGTTCGGTCTCTCCGTTGTTCTCGATCTTCTCTTGAATTTTGGATAAATCTGTCATATTTGCGAGTTTTAGAATGTATGCGGTAATGTGATAGGGAAGCCCTTCGATTTGCCGTCGTCTCCCTTCATGATGAGCTTGTTGCCGTTATATACGGCCACAAGGTTCTTGTGAGCGTAATCCGTGAAGATGGAGTACCATGTGCCGGGCACTGTCTTCCTGTTCTGTCGGAGCTGGAGATATTGCTCCATTGTCATCTTCTCCTCCTTCATGACACCCTCCATGCGGTCCTCAATCTCTATCAGGAGGGTAGGACCTGCACAGATGCGTGCAAGCTCTGAGAACTGCGCGTCCTTATAGACGAAGTACCAGAGCTGCGGGTCGAGCGTGCCGTCCTCCTTCTTACGCTGATATCCTGCCTCCGAGATCTGCTCGCGGCATACGGCGGAGGACAGGATGCGGTCGAAGTCCTGGGCGTTGAAAATACTGGTGTATAGTTTCTTGTTTTTCATGGTCACATGTCTTGAACGCAGAGCAGGTACCCGTCGGCTGTCCGGATGAAGTACCCGTCCGCTGTGATGAGATTGGCAGGAGCACCGTCCGTCCATTCAGGAGGAAGGAGCTGAGCGTCGAGGGAGGTGGTAGGAGCGAGGCAGGCACACAGAAGCACCGCCGGAAGCAGCGAGGCCGTGAAGCCTGACTTCTGCGTGACCTGTGCGGTGATCTGTGTCTGACTCTCAAGGATGCGGCCCTCCGTGCCGACCGTCTCCTGAACCTGTGCGGACAGTTCCACAGCAGGCTCTATCGCGGCGTGCAGCTGGATCATCTCTGTACGATTTTGGCGTTCAGATCAAACTCAGGGTACTCGTCACGATAGCCGTCTGTGAAGTCGTCGTCAGGTATGCGGACATGAGCCGACAGTGTGAGGTCGCCCGGTTCGAGGTCTCCGGTGGAGACTGCGATGTAGTACTTGCCGTCCACGGTCTTGCGGACATCGTCGGAGGTGAACTCCTTGGAGCTGTGGCCGACCTTGACGGTATAGGTGGCTTCCACCGTTTCCATGGTAACGCCGTCCGGGAGATTGGTCAGAGCGATCTCGATCTTCCTGTCTTCGCCCAGGGGTATCAGTTCTGGCTTCTTGTTCATGATATTGGGGTTTTAGATGTTGATATTTCGTAATTCTGTAGGCTCGGCGTATCGGAAGGAGAAGCTCTGCCTGTGAAGTGTGTCGTACTTCCTGAGTGAGGACTTGATCTCGGTGATGATGATCCGCTTCCACTGGTCATCGACATAGTGGAAGGCACAGCCGTCTGCCAGCATGGAAGTGAGTACCTTGGATGCCTTGCGTGTTAGAGGTCCGGAGTGCTGCGTCAGAGTCACCTCCTCCGTCTTGATGGTGCTGTTGGCCATTCCGCCTACCTTGCTGACATCGAACTTGTAGTCTGGAGTCATCACCAGATTGCCGGACATCGGGAAGAGTTCGAAGGCACCGAACCGGTTGCGGAAAAGGAAGAGCTCGAAGTCGCCGGGCACAGGAGTGTACACAGGACTGCGCAGCTCAAGGCCTTCGTCCGTGGTCACGAGCAGCCTGAAGGGCGAGTTGTCTGCGACAGTATTGAGGTAGATGATCTTCGATGAGACACCGAGCAGCGGGTTGGTGCAGTTCTCGATGGAGAGCTCGTTCACACTTCGCTCCAGCTCGCGCAGGATGCGTACCTGCGTGGCCGGAGTGTGGACGGTGAGAGGCAGGGCGAGCATCGGCAACATCGGCACGGCGAGCTGGTCGATGTCCGAGATCATGTTCAGCGCATCCTTGGAGAAGCAGTTCAGCTGGAAGCTGTACTCCTGAACATAGGAAGTGTTGGCGACCTTGAAAACGAGGTCAAGCGCCTGCTCGGTGCTGCTGTCCCATTCATCGTCCGGCACCCTCGGAGATACCGAGGCCTGTAAGATCTTGGAAAGGTCGAGCGTGATGAGGCCGGAGAAGTCGGCGTAATGGATGGAGCTGAGTATCTTGGCTCCCCCAGCTGTCGAGAGGGTTATCCTCGTGGGAGAGCTGATGCTGCCGGCAACTGTCAGCCCGTCCATGTCCTCAAGATAGAGAACCCTGTCTTGTAGTTCTGTGCGTATATCCATAGCGTTATATGATTATGCTGTTTTTATTGAGCTTCAGAGATGAAATACTCCTCCCATCTGTGGGTGACTTTCTCAACAGTGTAGGCGATCATGTACCACTTCACCGTCCAGAACTTGTGCTTGTATCGCACCCATCTGCTCCTCTTCATCGTTACGATGCCGGAGGTCCTCGGTGTGTACTGCGGATGCTGCTCGTCTAAGTAATCGGTGAGACCGTCGGTGGCATCCACAGTGTAATCCCCACCCGGGAAGAGTGTCCTGGTGCTGACGCGCTTCCATCCGATGTTCCGGTTGAAATATACGGAGGCAGGTGTCACCATGTCGTTATATACAGGGATGAGCTGGAGGGTGAGCTTCGCCCTCGTTGTTGCAGCATCCGTCACCTTGTAGGTTATCTCCTTGATGAGCACATGCGCCCCCTTGAACATCTTGGGCGTGACCATGTTGACAGTCACGAGGTCGGCCATCGGGAACTCGCACTCCAGAGAGATCTCCGGCGCACCGTTCAGCAGCATCTTCTCATATCCGGCCCAGAACGGGGCGAGCCCTTCCGGAGTGAGTGCCGGGTGTGGAGTGAGGGCGATGCTGCCGTTTGGCTGGCGTATGCGCTTGGTGATGGCCAGCCCTGTCGAGTCGTACGAGAAGGAAGACCCGCAGCAGTCTGTCGTGCCGTCTGACTGGAGGACATCGTGAGCGTAGCATATCTGGAGAGGCTGCTCCTTCTTCTCCTGATCCGTCTCGACCTTGACATGTGTACGCTCTCCTATGTATGGCATGATGACACCGTCTACCTCGATGGAAGGGATAAAACAGTCGTCGGTGCTGATGCTGTCAGCCTTCAGGTCTGACTTCCTCTTGTACGGGAAGGAGCTGCTGCCGAGCAAGGTGGGAGTGGCAGCCGAGGCTGTCTTGTAGTAATACTTGCCGAGCGGGACGACATGGAACAGTCCGGAGCCGGCGATATTGGCCACCTTGTTCACCTCCGTACAGTTCGGGTGTTTCTCCCTGAGCAGCTCCAGAGACTCTGCAGCAGGTTGCGCCGAGTTGATGGAAGTGTCCACGCTCCTCTCTATTGTCGAAGGGGCAGGATATGACAGTGTCTCATCATTCACCAGCAGCGGGGTGAGGTCGTAGTCAGGATCTCCCGTCAGGAGGTCACGCATGAGGTAGATATATATGCCACCGGAGTCACTCCGTACGACAGCGCCGAACTTATCGTGAAGCCAGACGATGAGGTCTCCGAGCGTGATGTCAGGCACCAGATCGGCAAAGTCAACGATCCACACACCGGCATATTCGCCGTTGCTGGGAACAGATCCGAGACACGCGTCCGCCTTGTTGTGCACTACGACGATATTCTTGAGGTCCTCATCATCGAGGAATGGGTTGGCACCTATGCCGAAGCCTGCCTCACGGAAGGCGAAGTCTATCATCGAGCCCAGATAGATGTACGGAGCAAGACCGTAGCCCGTCTCTACGCTGACAGTCTTATCCCCTATGGGTACATTTCCACCGGGGGCGACGAGGTGTTCCCCTGATACCTTGTTCAGGACGTAGATGCCGCCGTTGGCACCATCCGAGGCGACCGGGAAGAAGGCGACGGACGGCATATCGCCGTAATAACCGGAGAGGTCATGCCAGCCGTGATATACGTCTGACGTTGACTGTGGCGTGTTACGTGTCTGGGCAAAGGTGAACCGGGAGAACAGGTCCTTGAGCTTGCGATCTTGGGCCTCCGCATACATCTCGCTCTCTGCGAGTGCCAGGCACATAGATATGCCGGCACCCTTGCCGGCGCTCTCCGTGATCACCTTGCACTGCTTTCGCCATGCTCCGCACTCTGCGATGGCAGAGCTCTCACGCTGGTAGCGGGTCATGCGGTCCACCCTCTCCGGATAGTCGAGGAGGGCACAGTTGGGAACGGTGGCCGGAATAGTCACCGGGGTGGATGCCGAGCCTTCATCTGAGAAGAAGGGATGGCTGGCCTTGATCTCGAACTCAAGGTCCTGGGGTATTTCGAGGAGCCCCGAAGGTAGTGAGATTTTCATGTCTATTTCTTCTTGAGAGATGTGCGTGACTTGAACTTGTTGCGTATCTCCTGCGCTGCATCGAGGTCAGAGAGGGCGATATATGCAGGGATAGGCGTGTCTGCTATCGAATACAGGAGGGAGAGTATCTCCGAGAGTATCGGGCTGGACTGGTCGGGGTTTTCCGACGGCTGGCCGGTATATCCACCTTCGGCGAAGCCCGGAAGGGCGTGCGATGCAGTACGTCTGCGTCTCTTGCTCTCGATGCCGGCCACCATAGCGGCGACGGCTGGATCACGCAGTTCCGGCTGCGGCACCACATACTCGCCACGATGGACGACTCCGGCCACCTCCATGCGGCCACCGTGCCCGGTATATCCTCCCTCTGAGAAGCCGACCACATTCTGACCGCCTGTGGTGCCACCACCTCCGGATGAGCCCGGTGCTGCGTTCTTGATGGCGTTACGCTGGGCGATGATCACGCCCACCTGTGCGGCTGTGGTGACTGCTATCATCCCTGCCATGATACCACCAGCGACAGGGCCGAGCTGGGCGAGCGCCTGCATGACGGCCATCGCTCCGGCTGCGAGGGTCTGGGCTATCTGAATACCCATATCCACGTCGGCGTATTTCTTCTGGATGTCGAGCTTCTTGGCCTCGTACTTCGCCTCGATAGCCTCACGCTCCTCGGCGTTGTCTCCGGCCATAGCCAGCTCCTTCTCCATCTGTGCATCGAGACTGGCCAGCTCCGCCTCCTTGATGGATGAGGTCATCATGGCCATCTCATTGATGAACTCCTGACCGACGGCCATGGCGTTCATCACACCCTCCATCTCCAGCGTCATGATGTCACTGTAGTACTGGGCGTTCAGCTCCTTCTTTCGGGCAAGGAATTCCTCCTCGGAGATGAGCTTCAGCTGGTGCATCTGGTTCAGATCATCGAGCTCAGTGGTGTAGGATTTGTCAATGTCGCCACGACGGGCATCCTTGCTGACGTTGCCCTCCTTCGACTTCTGGAAGAGCTTCTCGATAGGGAGCGCGAGGTCCGGGTCATTCTCCAGTTCCTCCTGTGTGGCCAGCCATTCCTCCTGCACCATCCTGCTGATCTCCTCCGCCTGCTTCTGTGCTTCCTTCTTGACGTGCTCCCTGAAGGCCTTGTTGTCGTCGGCCATAGAGTTCAGGAAGTCCTCCTGTGCCTTGATCCGGAGATCGTAGAGCTGCTTCTCCTCCTTGATTGTGTCCTCTCCGTATGCCTTGTTGATGGCGATCTGCTTCTCAAGCATGAGCATCTGGGCGGCGAGGCACCGGGACTCATACTCTGCCTGGCTGATTTCCTTCCTCTCCAGCTGCTTCAGCAGCTCGATCTGAGACTTCTCGTAGGCAAGTACCTCCGCATTGTAGGCTGCCTCCCTGCTCTTCTTCCTCTGCTCCTCGTTCTCGCTCTGTATCTGGTTAATCAATGCACCACGACGACGTGCCTGTGATGCCATTGAGGCGGAGAGGTCGTTGTCAGCCTGAAGGATCTGTACGGTAGCATCCACGTAGGCCTTGACCATCTGGTCATTTCCAAGGTTATACTGCCGGATATAGCCGCCGTATTCCTTGATCACTTCGGAGAAGCCATCCCTCTCGGCTTCCAGTGCGGCGAGGTGCGCCTGTGATGAGGCTATCTGGTCGGAAAGGTCTGCACCATCCTGACCGTCCACGAACTGCAAGTTTTTGATGGATCTGCGGGTCTTCTCAATATCTTCGAGGACAGTGTTGTATCTCTCGGCATCCTTGATGAGGAGACGATTTTCCTCGTACTCGTCGATGATCAGCTTGAGCTGATCTTCCGTCAGCCCCGTGCGAGTCTTCAGCTCCAGGATGGCAGCCTGCTGGGTCTGTTCTGCGATGCCTCTCTTCGTTTCAGCCAGCTCCTTCTCAAGTCGGAGTATCTCATTGAGTGCAGCCATCCTCTCCTGTGATGACTTGGATGAGTCCTGAGCGATTGCCTGCTGGGCGTTGATCAGACCCTGATATTCCGCATCTTTGATAGTGAGGGAGTTCTGCCTCTCGAAGAGCTCGTCGCGTAACAGTTGCGCCTCCTTGGCTGCTTTCATCGCATCTCTAATGGATGTCTTGATGACGTTGTCGCCTTGCTTGATGTTGGCGATGAGCTGGTTCCATCCGGCATTGAACTGGGCGGTCACGACTCCCCATTTGTCACCCCAGACCTGTGTCTGCTCCGTCATCTTTTTGAAGCCCTTCCAGAGAAGCTGGGCGGCCTTGGCTCCAGCTGCAAGCCATGTTGCCGGACTCTTCAGCACCCCCTTCATCTTGTTAAAAGACAGGAGGGGCTCCTTGATGCCTGCGACGCCGATTTTCAGGCCTTCCAGACGCTTCTCAGTCTCGATCAACTCCTTGTTGTACTTCTTCCACAGTGCAGGGTTTGACTCCTTGTGCATGGTGTTCAGGGCCGAGCGGAGCTGCTTGGCGTGCTCCTTGAGCTGCTTGATCGACATCTTGTTCTTATCCAGAGCAGCGGAGTACTTATTGGCCACCTTAATCTGTTCCTTCAGCTTCTTGTTGCTGGCGGTCAAGGTCTCCTGCAGCTTCTTGTATTGCTCCGTGTTCTCCTCACCCCTGGCTCTCATCGCAGCCATCTCCATAGATGTCTTGGCTATAGTCTGACGGAGAGCTTCGCAGTCCTCGTTGGCCTTGTTCAGGTTGGCTGTGAAAGCCGCAGCATCCTGCGGATCAAGTTCCACTTCGGCGATAAATCGCACGATCTCGTTTTCTACTCCCATAGTCTTTTCGTTTTCTGCGAAGGTAGGACGGGCAGTGGAAAAGAAAAAGGACGGCCAAATGACCGTCCTCTTCAAAGAGTGTGAAGCGTCAGAACTTCATGATGATGTAGTATATCGTGTCGAATAGCGCCCAGAACAGGAGGGCTCCGACCCCAAACTCCCAGCAGAACAGGAAGGCGGGGATGATGGTGATAATGTGCGCAAATATCGCGGTATAGACTGTTTCCCTCGGCAGTTTCATTTCTTCAGTGTAAAAGTGTCCTCTATTGTCTTGATGATCTGCTCCGGAAGCGATGCCATGAGCAGGCGATACACCGGGCTCTTGAGGTAGCCATAGACGTAGCGGTTGTAGATGGCTGCGTATTTCTTCTTCCTCTTGCCGAGCCTGGTCTTCTTCATATCGAGGAAGCGGATGTGCTTCGGGTACGGTACGGAGACCTTCAGGTCGGTCACTGTCGGAGTGCCGGACAGAGCGGAGGCGAGGGAGCCGGTCTTCTGACCGTAGAAGCTCTCGGCGATTGCCTTCTGGTGTGCCAGGAGTGCGGTGCCCTGCTTTCCGAGGAAGGAGCTCAGCTGGTGCTTGTAGTTGTCTGCTATCATGGTCGTGTCTTTTCTGCAAAGATATGACAATTATCTCAAGAGTTCTATGACGATGTCGCTGATGAGTCCCGCCTCTGCGTTAAGGTTGAAGACCGTGTCCTTCGGGTCGAACTGCTTCAGGATATGCTCCGGAAGTGCCTCGCATGTCTTCCTGTAGATGTGGACTCCCTTGTGGATGTAGCGCATCGCCGTCATCAGTTGCTCAGCCTGCGGATTCATCATCCACCTCCTTGCCTGTCTCGGCGGCTATTGTGTAGTTGAGAATGTCGGAGGCGACGATCCGGATATCGACGGATGCCTGCTGGAGATCCTCAAGGATCCTCCTGACATCTTCGCGGAGCTCCTCCGGGTCGGGGGACCTCTTCGCAGCGATTTCGGTGAACTGTCGGAGGCCTGTCGCTGCGTTGTCAACGTCTCGGGAAATTCCCAGCACCTCCAGCGCGATCAAGTCGATCGCATTATTGCTCAGCTGCTCCATGTCTCAGTCCTCCAATTTGATTTCAGCTGCTTCTGCCTCGAGCAGTTCGCGGGATGCGTTCTGGAGGGATAGGATGGCCTTGTTGATATGACCCTGAGCGGTCTCGATGTGGTTGCGTGCGCTCTGAGGGATGTCGCCCCTGAGGGCGAATTTGCCGAGGGATACGAGGACTCTACCGAGACTATCATTGCTGGAGAGTATCCATCCAGTCTGTGATACATATTTTGCCATAGTTCTGTCCTCCTTACGCTGTGGCCTGCTGTGCCTGGTTAGACTTTCCCCTTGTGGCTTGAAGGATGCCGAAGGCCTTCTCTGCATTTCTGCGGGCTTCCTGCATCGCCTCGATGTGCTCCACCTTCGCGAGCTCCTGCGAGAGCATGCGGTGAGCAGTGGCGTAGAGGTGCTCCAGTTCCTGCAACACCTGAGGATCGAGAGGGGTGTCGTGATCCTCGATGACGAGCTGGGTGGTGACGAGACCTTGGACAGTCTCCTGATGAAGTTCCAAGAACTTCCTGAGGGTCTTCTTGGATGCCTCGATTGTCGAGGGCTTGTAAGAACTACCTGTGAACATAGTGTTAAGTTAATATATAAAATATCTCCGGCGAGGGATTGTTCACAATGTAGTTCTCCACATTTGCCTTGATTTCTTGCCGGCGATCCCTTCCAGAGATAAGTTAATTTCTAATATGCAAAGGTCCCACCTGTTACAGTGGTGCGGAGAATTGTGAACGGCACAAAGGTAGGGAAAAAATCGACACCTCCAACTATTTTTGTAACTTTTTGCATATACTTTTTTGAGCCTGCCGTGGCAAAATCAGCACCATATTCTACGAATATGCCGGAATTTGCCACACTCCGCTACATGTTCATCAGACGGAGACAGCCCACGAAGAGGGCGGCAAAACTGACGGCGAGGGTAGCGATAGCCACGACCTTGAGGATGACATCCCACGGGAACGGATTGCGGAGTTTCGGATTGATGGCCATGTACGAGCGCCCTCTGTCCGTGAGCTTGACTTCCTTGAGGTTGTCGAGGGCGATGTAGGCGTCGATCAGATCCTTATCCTGGAGCTGGATGATGGTGTAGATGAAGTCGGAGGGCGTCATGTTCTCAGGGCATTCTACCTTCTTGGACTTGAACTGTCGGAGCAACTGCTTCTCGGTGCGGGTCAAATATATCTTTTTCATGGCGGTATGTTTTGGCAAAGATAATAAAAAAAACACCCGAGGCAGCCTCCCGGATTGGAGACTGCCCCATACTCTACAACTTTACGAAACCGTTGATTTTCACACTACAAAGGTACAAAAATCCGTTGTATATCAGTTCATCATTTTGGGGTTTTTGCGTACTAAATACCGGAGGTCTATGACCTTGGTCCTTGCTTCTTTTTCTTCTGCCTCCCTGAACGCGTCAACGATGCGTTCTGATAGTGTTTTTCTCTGCTTCTTTTCCATGCGGCAAAGGTAAGAAAAAAGGCCGGAACTTCACAGCTGCAGCCTTCAAAAAATTATGTCTGTTAGATAATCACTCGATGCAAAGATACGAAAAAAGACCGGAACGTCACCGCTGCGGTCCTTTTCTGTTTAACTTAAAATCTAAAAAATTAGATTATCAATTGCTCTGCAAATATAGCGATATTATGGCAATAAATCACCATATTCTGTCATTACATCGAAGCACGGGCACTCCTTGACGAACTCGAAGCGCTCGATGACGCCGTTGCGGTTCTGATCCGGAGAGTAGTCCCTGTGTCCCTTGACTGTCATGGAGCTGCCTCCGGGCAGGTGTGACTTGATGGCGGTGATGAGCCAGCGGAGTGCCTCCTTCTGCTCCGGTGTGCGGGTGTCGGCGTATCTGTCATCCTTGCCGGTTGCCTCAGGGTTGCGGCCACCGATGTAGCAGATGCCGATGGTGTGGTTGTTATATCCGGAGACATGGGCTCCGGGTGTCTCCAGAGGACGGCCGGTCTGAATGGTGCCGTCGGGCAGGATCACGAAGTGGTAGCCCACACCGTTCCAGCCGTTCCTGCGGTGTTCCCTGTCGATGTCCTCGACTGTGATCTTCGAGGTGGGAAGGTTGTCTGAGCAGTGGATGACGATGCCGTCTATGCGGCGAGCTGTGGGGCGGTACGCCTCCAGCAGCGGGAGGATGTTTTTCTTGTTTTTCATAGTCTTTCGTGTACTATACGGTGTACTATACGATGTCGGTGCCGACGATGTCGAACTCCATCGTCCACCCCATCGCATTTTCCAGTGCCGGAGCATGGAAGGGCTGGATGGTGGAAGGGAACGACATCCACCAGAGCGAAGGGGCTGCCTGCTCGTCCTCTCTCATCGCCCTGCGGATGGCGCTGATGACATCGAGCATCTTATCCTGCCAGATCATCTCGGTGGCCTGGTCCTGATCCTTCGGCCGAGGACGGGCGACAGTCACGGCCACGCGGAAGCGGTCGGTCTTGACATCCACCCGGTCCACAGTGAAGGAGATGCTGGAGTAGTCGATGAAGAGGAAGGTGCCCTTGACGTTGGCGATGCGCTGCTGCACGCCTTCCTGAGAGATGGAGAAGATGAAGTCGTCGATGTCCTGAAGGCGGCGGTCATCCCGGTGCTGGATGAGCTCGCTGAACAGTTCGGCATGATCATCTCCTTCCGGCAGTCTGAAGGCTGCCTCAAGGGCGGATATCGGTACGAATTGGGTGAAGTAGCGGAATGATGTCTTCAATATGCTCATTGTTCTGTGTCGTTAAGGTGTAACAGTACGAGGTCGATGGGGATGCGTGTCTTCTCGGAGATCTCTCCTGCCTTCATGGAGGCGGCTGCGAGCTGGTGGATGGAGTCGATGCTCATCTGCACGAGCACGCCCAGGTATGAGAAGACATCCAGCTCCTTGATCTCCTTGAGCGTGCCGTAGCCCTGCTTCGACACTGTGAAGATGGAGGAAGCGAGGCCGAGGGGTGAGTCTCCTCCCTTCTTCCTTCCTGTATGCCGGAAGATCAGGGCATACTGCGGAAGTGTCTGGAGCCATTCGAGGAAGCCCCGGAAGTTGTAATACACTGCGGTCATCTCGTGGAGCGTGATGTCCTCGGTGCTGCCGTATAGCACCCTGACGAGGCCCTCCAAGACCGAGTCCTTCCGGGTACGGGTATAGAGGTCTGTCAGAGTGAGTGCATCCACATACTTCTCGGCCGTAAGGTCGCAGTTCACAACTCCTGCAGGAGGGACTTCGAGGGTGTAGCCCTTGTGTCCGCCGAGTTCCGGCAGGATGTTCCTGTTGATGCAGATGTGTGCGGAGGCGGCCATGCTGCCGTCTTCCTGAGTCTGTAGGATGTACGGGAAGGTGAGCAGCTCCGTGAGCTTGTAGGCGTTCTCGTAGAGGATGTCGCCCGGACGGTGGATCTTCTCGATGTCCACGCATAACAAGGCGAAGGCGGCGCATATCTGGAACTGCTTGAAGTCGAAGATGCCCTTCTCGAAGTCATCCATCGCACAGCAGAGGGTTACGAACTGGGTGCGCAGCTCCGGGGTGAAGTCATCCCAGCGGGAGGGTACCTGATAGGTGTGCTTGAGCTTGACTGTGATCATAGGATAGTGAAGTGTTTGCTGCTTTCCTTGTTGAAGTTTTGGAGTCCCTTGCCGGTGCCCTTGGCATTGAGGTCTGCGATGGCAGTCTCGGCCGCATGAGCCTCCTCGATGAAGTTACGGGCAAGGGTCTGGCGTGACTGTGTGGAGCTTCCCTTGGTGTACTCGTGGTTGAAGTCGTAGCGGATAGCTCTCGGCCACTCGGTCACATCGAAGGTCATGACCACGTCAGCCATGACCAGATAGCAGACGGCCTTCTTGGCCATCTCCATCTGTGCCTGGTCTTCGGCCTTGACGATCTTGCTGATCCGATCCCACTTGGAGCGGATGAGGTAGCGGACACGGCTGAAGAAGTAGGAGCTGCGCCCGATCTGGAAGTACCTGTCGAACTCCTCGGCACTCTTGAGCGGAAGGCTCTCGATCTCCTTGCAGGTGTCGGAGTTGCTGTACCCTCCGACCTCCTTGTTCTGGAGAAGCCACTCTATCAGGTCGTCGATAGCAGTCCAGTATGCCTCCCTGTAGTGTTGCTTGAGCTCTTCATGCTGGTACTTGTAGAGCGATGCCTCCGAGCCGGCACGGTTCACTGTGGCGAAGATCTGGTACTTCATCATTGCACCGGCAGCGACGGCCGTCTTCAGCAGATGAAGCCCTTCTGCGAGCGCTTCCTTCTGCTTGTCTGTCGCTCCTTCCGGAGCTTCAGACCTCAATGCCATATAGACGGGCACGGTGATGTAGTCCCATATCTCTGAGGTGATCACTCTGATATGATTGCCGAGCTGCTCATAGCTCGTGCTGGCTCCGACTCCCGGAGCGTACTGCGAGAAGTCCTTCAGACCCTCGAAGATGTCGGTCTTTGTCATAGCTCTGGCTGATTTGCAAGGCGGTCATCCGGAGAGATGGCCTCCTGTCGTTGAACATTAGGCCGGTAGAAGCCTATGCGGATGCCTTCGGCCCATTCCTTCGGGAAGTTCAGGCGGATGGCGTAGTTGAGATCGGCACACACCACATGCTCGGGTATCGACTGCTGTGTCAGATAGACGATATAGTTGTAGTATGTGTCCGCTCCGGACTTGGAGATGACTCCGTCGCTGGAGATGTTGGAAATGCTTGAGTCTATGCCCTTGGAGGAAAGAAGCACCATGTCTCCTCGTTTGTCGTAGGTGATGAGGGCCTCGATGTATTCCTTGTACTTCTGGGATATCTCGTTGATCTGCCAGCTCTCCTGTACGCCGTCGATGTTGTAATACGCCCGGGATGCGTAGATCTTGCCCTGGTTCTTGCCCCTTCCGGAGAGGAAGTTGGCAAGGTTGTCTATCTCTGCGTTGATATATCTCGACAGTAGGTTCTCGCTGTATTCGTCGCCCACCTCGAAGTACTTCTCCCCGATGAGCACCTTCTCGTATTCGTTGGTGCTCTGACCGTTCAGCTGGCGCTTCTTGTTGGTTGTGCACATCTCCTGCAGCATCTCTTTCTGCCTCTCTATCCATGCGTTAGGGATGATCACATGGTGACGGGCAGACAGTGAGTTCTCGAGGAAGCTGTTGATGTATTCAGGCGTTGCATTACAACCGACAATCCAGTGCTTGAGACCCTTGAAGAACTTGTTGGTCGCATAGACCTCCTCGCCGTGGTTGGGGTTTTTCGAGTAGGATATGGCGCAGTGCTTGGCGAGAGGCTTGGAGTAGTCCAGACGCGGGTACAGCTTGAAGGCGGACTGGCCGCTGGAGTGTTCCCAGTTGCCGACGGCCACCATGTTGAAGTCCCTGTCCTCGACATCGCGGTTCTGCTGTATGTCCTTGGTCGTGGCCATACGGCAGCGCAGCTCGCTGACATGCTCCAGTCCGGACACGGGGAGCCCTGTGCGTAGCCCGGCACCATGGGCCCTTGAGAGGTGCATCTTGCTGAAGATGCCCTCGCTGTAGTAATAGCTGCGGATGCACTTATTGAGATATGTGCCGTAAGTGTCCGGCATGCCGTTCTCCCTCCACGAGTCAAGCCACTGCTGGATCTTCTCGTTCTTGAGATACCTGCGGACAACCTTGCCCTCCGGAGATATGTCCTCGATATACAGCTGCGGGCCTGTTCCGTACAGTATGGCGATCTGCTTCTCTATGAGGGAAGGGAGCAGGCGGTTGCCGCTGATGAGCGTCTTGCACACATTAGGGTCGAGGTTGTCCTTGCCGTTTGGCCAGACGAAGTAGTTGCCTACCCTCTTGGCTGTGATGAGTTCTGTGCGGGTCTCCGCCCCTGAGGAGTGGAGACCGTCTGACGAGGAGGCGACGGGAGTCTCCCCGAGTTGATAGGTGAAGGCATAGCCGTCACCATGTCTGTAGCCGAGTCTATTCATACCATGTTATGCGTTTGATCTTGTTGTCTGTGCTGAAGGACATGAGCCTGATGAGGGAGCGGTAGCAGGTCTTAGGCTCGTCGTTCTCTGTGAGGAACAGGAAGAAGTGCTTGCCGTCGATGTCGAACTTGTCGTGCGGCAGGGGCTTGCGCATGCGGCACCTGTGATACGTGACGAGCTCGACCTCTCCCGTCTTGGGCTTGGCCCGGGAGAATGGGAAGAAGGAGATGTCAAAGGTGCCTCCTGCCTTGGTTATTGTCTCCGCCATCTGTAGGGCGGTGTGTCCGTTCATTGTTTCCATGGGGGTGATGTTGTAATGCAAAAGTAAAGAGTGAGGGGCTGCCGTGAAAGGACGGGCGGCTGTCATATTTCCGGAAAT